GTGTTCAATTACAGCTTAGAGCTGCTGATATTAAAACGGAAGCAAACGTTGGTACTTTTTCTATAAAAGCTGCTAAAGAAATGCAAGTCGATTCTGGCCAAGGGGTGTATTTTAAATCAGGTAAAATTTGGATGGAAGCATCTGATACGTTTAACGTTAAAGGCAATGAAATGTTTATTAACGGAACATCAGATTTTAATATTAAGGGAGACACGGTTCTTGTCTTAGGTTCAGATGGAGAGCTTTCAGTAAAAGGTACGACTGTCCACATTGATGATAATGTAAATATGGCTAACGGTGATGCCCTTGAAGCGAGTGCTGCAGAAGGATCCAAAGGAGCCGCGGCCGTTGAAGCACCAGAACCACCAACTCAAAGTACAGACATTGGTGGAAGCTCCGGTGAGCATGATCCTAGTAGTAGAAGTACTGCTGGTGCTGCTTCTCAAGATGATAATGTTGACGGTAATACTAGCGTGCAATCTTATCCAGCTGGTGAAATTTCTGCAGCGTTGCAATCAAACGCAACTCCATTATTAGAATATATTGGTAGTTTAGAAAGTCCACGAGGATACGACGCAGTTTTAAGCGGAATTAGCCAATCACGCCAACCACCAAAACAACTTACGACTATGACTATACAAGAGGTTTTGGACTGGCAAGAGCGTATTGATAACGGCCCACAAGCTTCTGAAGCAGCGGGAAGATACCAAATTGTTGAAGATACATTACGAGGTTATAACAACGATAGATTTTCAAGCCGTCAAGCAGCTATAGCTGCCGGAAGAGGATCGTCAGCACTTTATACAAAAGCCGGACTTAGTGGCGGTGATTTGTTTAGCGTTATAAACCAAGATAAAATGGCTATGGTTTTAATTGAACAAAGAGGATTGAGTAAATATTTAAATGATGAAATCCGCTGGGATGAATTCGCTAATAACTTATCTAATGAATTTGCATCGTTACCTATTGTTGGCGGGCCTAATGCTGGACAAAGTAGTTACGAAGGAGTTGCAGGTAATAGTTCATTAGGCGGCGACACAGCGGCCGCTAAAATCCAGGGTATACGTAGTGCTATTGAAGCAGTCAAAGCGAGAGCATCAGCATTGCCTGGCGATCCAACAAATACAACAGGAGGTGCTCAATAATGGCTTGTACATGTAGTCCTAAAAGCAGTAAGATGTGTGATAGCTGTTTACGAGCAGCTGCGCCTAGAGTAATTGGAAGCAACGTAAAAGCAAATGGTGAGTTTACACTTAATCAAGTTGAAGAATTTACAAGACAATTTGAGGCTACAATTGTAGCTGATGTTGAAAACAACCCTTTAACAAAAGTAGTAAAACGTTTTGGAAATGAATTTTATGATTCCTTAAACAAAGTTAATACTGAGTTTTTGCAAAGACCAGATATTGTTAATCAACTACCCGATTATAAAGTCATATCTGAAAGATTAACTTATGGTCCTATCACTGCTTTAGAATATGCAGCATTTTTATCAGATAGTAATTACACTCCTGGATCTGCAATTATAAATGGAAACGCAAATGGTTCAAAGTTTATAAGAGAACTTGATAACTATTATAATGGTGATTTTTCAGATAGTGTGTTAGGTGGATTTTGTTCTTTGTTTGGAAATATTTTTGGAGCAATTGGTGGGTTCTTTAATATACTTGGAACTGTAGGTGCTTTAATTAGTGACGCTTTAGAGTTTATCTCTAAAATTAGAAACATTGAAGATCCTATAAAGGCTTTATTTGACGCAATTAAAGTAAAGGCTCTTATTGAAGCCATTAAAGAAAAAATTGCTTCAATGATTGAAGGTGTAATTCAAAAAGTTAAAGACATGGTTTCAAACTTTGATGCTGCTCAAATTATGGAAAACATTTCAAACGCTATTCAAACAAAGATTTTAGATAGAATTACAAATATCAAAAACGATATTATGCTTTTCTTTTCAGAAGAAAACACGGGAAGACTTAAAGATAAAATAAAAGGAATTATCGATTATTGCATTGGACTATTTGATAACCCATCCTTAGAAGAAATTCAGTTTTTAATTGCTAGAATCTGTGCATTTGCTACGGGTATTGAAGGTTTAATCAAAGGCCTTAAAGCACCATTAGATAATTTTTCAAACCGTTATCAAGAAGTTTTTAATACTTTAGAAAATGCTGGTAATAGAGTTACTAGTGCTGCTATACAATCCGGAGCTGTTAGATATACTAGAGAAGCAAGACAAGAAGCTGCTGGCCAAACTCAGAACACGTGGAATGACGCAACACCATCTCCAACGCCTCGCCCAATTTTACGAGAACTGGTCAGTCCAATACGTCCAGAAGAACTACAAGAATTGGCAAATGACACTTGGGAAAAGTTTCGCGATGGACAAGTTTATTGGATTAAACCAAATCCTGGATCGGGGTGGTTAACGCGGGAATCAGCTAAGCCTACTCACGAAGCTTGGACGGTTCTCACAAATGACGTAAAAGTGAGAGCTAAAAGATTGCATGGGATTTGTACACGTGAAGGTATTATCAGTGGGCCTTGGCTAATGTGTAGTGGTTATAGAAGCCCAAGAGATAATGCGTATCTGCGGTCGCGAAGCAGCAAAGTCGCTAAAAATTCTTTGCATATGCAGAAGATAGCGATAGATCTTTCAAACGTGGGCTGGAACAAAAGTGATTGGCGACAAATAAGACAATATGCCCGTGATTGTGGTTTTGGTGGTGTTGGGTTTTATCCACCCGGCGAGGGCAACTTTATACATTTTGATCTCGGTGCTATTCGCAATTGGGGTACGGGTAGCTAATGAAAATAAAGATAAATAAAGTAAAGTAGGAGCGCATAATGGTAGCTGAACTATATACAGCACGAACAAAGAAAATTACCATTTATCAAGATTTCAAAAAGAATCTTGAGAAAAGCCCTGTGTCTAATGACTTAACAGTGTTTAAAGATGAAGACGCTGTAAAGGAATCAATTAAAAATTTAATATTAACAAATCGCGGTGAACGATTAATGCAGCCAAACCTTGGCGGCGATATACAAGCAATGTTATTTGAAAATATTACGCCGTCGGTTATAACATTAATCGAAGATAAAGTAAGAGATACTATTGAAATTAATGAGCCACGTGCAGAACTTGTTGACGTAATCGTAAGCTCAAATATTGATGACAATCAAGTCAATGTAAAAATAGTATTCTATATCAAAAACGTAGAACAGCCTATTGCGTTAGACGTGTTTCTAGAGAGGACTAGGTAAATGGCTAAACTAAATATTTCAGAACTTGATTTCCAAGCAATTAAAACGCAGTTTAAATCATATCTGACAAGCCAAACTCAATTTAAAGATTATAACTTTGAAGGCTCTAATATGAGCGTATTTTTGGATGTGTTAGCATATAATACTTTCCAAAATAACTTCTATACAAACATGGCAGTTAACGAAATGTTCTTAGACTCAGCTGTCTTAAAGAACTCAGTAATTTCCCACGCTAAAGAATTAAATTATCTACCAAGGTCTAGAAGATCTCCAATGGCAATATTAAATGTTACCATTACTGATCCATCTATTACAGACCAGTCTGTGACTATCCCAGCTTATTCTAATTTCACAACTACATATCAAGGCGTTAATTATGATTTCGTAAATAACGTAACGTATGTTGCTCGTAAAACAGCTCCAGGTAAATTTGTTGCAGAAAACGTAGAAGTATTTGAAGGCGCAATGTTAGCAAGCTTTGAACGTGAAGGTTATTTCATTGGTGACGATGGCATCTTAAGAGTTATTTTATCTAACGAAAACGCCGACATAGATTCAGTAGAAGTTTTTGTTGACGCTGAAGAAACTGAAAACCAAAACGTATTCCTACGTAAGAATGATATTTTTGGTGTAGGTCCATTAGATAAAGTATTTTATGTAGAACCATATTACGATGGAAGATATACGATTTACTTTGGTAATAACGTATTTGGTTTACAGCCTGAAGCATTTGAAGATATTCGTGTAAGATATAGAATTACATCTGGTGCAGAAGCAAATGGCGCATTTTCTTTTAATCTTGGCTTAACATCAGAAACAGCCGAAGCAACTGTAGAAACTGTTTCTCCTGCGGCGGGTGGTACTGAAAGAGAATCATTAGAAAGTATTCGTTACTTTGCTCCTAAGTCTATTCAAATTCAAGAACGAGCTATCACTACAAACGATTATGAAATTATTCTTAAACAACAGTTTCCAGAAATTCAATCAATTGCTGCTTATGGTGGAGAATCACTTGACCCACCACAGTTTGGTAAGGTTGCTATTTCAGTTTACTTAGGAGAAGGTAGAGAAGGATTATCTTCAACACTATCAAGTGCTTATATTTCTTTCCTAAGAGATAAAACACCAATTGCTATTGAACCAATCTTTATTGATTCAGAATTTATTTACGGTTGTGTTAATGTAAATGTTTATTTTGATCCTAAGATTACAAAGAAATCAGTTGGTGAATTAGAATTATTAGCAAGGAACGCAATTACTACTTATGCCACAAATAACCTTGATGATTTTAATACAACATTAAGAGTTTCAAAAATGAGTTCAGCAATTGATGGTGCTGAAACTAATGCATTCGTTAGTAACGAAGTTATGGCTTGTCCTTATATCATATATTCACCACCATTAAATGTTTCAGCAAGCCCTGCATTTAAATTCTTTGCAGAGCTTATTAAGCCATATCCGTTTAACCCTGCTAAAGGATTTACTGATTATAAACCGGCGGTTAAGAGTAGTGTATTCCAATATAATAACTTAGATTCTTTCTTCCAAGACGATGGTAATGGTAATATCCAAATTGTTACTTCAGATTTAGTTAACCCGCAGGTTGTAAATCCAGTTGCTGGTAATATTAACTACCAAACAGGCGAGATTAACTTAATTGGTTTCCAAACACAGGGTTATCAAGGTTCAGGTATTAGAGTAATGGTAACAACAGCCAAAGATGACATCAAGTCTCCAAGCGGTAGAATCTTTATTCTTGATGATAATGATGTTACTATTAACATGATAGAGGTCAAATAAAATGGCTGACAACCAAGTCACACTAGTTGAAAAAAATATTGCATTTAAAATAGCTCAGCAGTTTCCAGCTATATACCGTGAAAACGGTAAAGAACTTGTTGACATGGTTGAACAATATTATAGGTTTGTAGAAGATCAACCTAACATGGGTGTATATAACGCTCGAAGAATGTTTGAATACCGAGACATTGGAACTACCTTAGCTTCAATGATTGTATTCTATAAAAAGAAATATATGGCTGACCTTCCAGCTTTAGATGATGATGTTGTAAAATTCGTAATTAAAAACATTATGGATTTATACAGACGTAAAGGTACTGAGTCTGGTATTATACTTTTCTTTAGATTGTTTTTCCAAGATGATGTTTACGTAAGCTATCCATCTAAGTATATGTTTAAGCCTTCTGATTCTAATTGGAAGACCGGTACTTATCTTCAAATGTTTCCAAACAATAATAATTTCCTTGCACCTGATGGTGTTACTAGGTATGAGTATAAAGACCTTTTAAGTAGAAATATTATTGGTTCTATTTCAAAAGCAAAAGCTATTGTTGATAAAATTAACTTTGTATATTTAAATGGTACACTTACACCTATTATCTATATTACTGATCCAAAAGGTAAGTTTGAAAAGTACGATGATATTCTAACAAGAATTAATGGATCAGACATTGCGTTTGGTAAACTTAATGGTTCAGCAAGTTCACTTGATATTGACTTAGCTTATGGTGGTACTACCGGAAATAAGATTGGCGATATTCTTGGAATTGAAAGTGAGTACGGTGCAGGCGGTGAAGCTATTGTTACTGGATTACAAGACGAGTTTACTGGTACTGTTTCATATGATTTAGAAGACGGCGGTTTTGGATATACTATTTTAAATACAAAACTTTTAGTTTCAAATCAAGTTTTCATTTTAAATAACGCAAACACAGAATTTGTAGAACTAGAAGTTTTAACAGATACAGCTGGTAACCAAGGTACAGTAATTGG